CGAGAAAAACGTTTCTAAGTCAGTTAAAGGTTATTTCGGTCCAGAGGAGTTTAAAAGTAAGCAGACTGATTTGTTTACTTATCTGATGTTAGCTTATTTAGAACAAAAAGGATTAGATAAAGTAGCAAAAGAGATAACTCAAACAACTAAAAACCAGATTCAACAATACTTAATGAAGTCAGTTGAAGAAGGTTTAACGATGCAAGAAACAATTAAGCTATTAAGAACGGCTGGGATAACGGATTACAGAGCAGAGATGATAGCAAGGACAGAAACAGGTAAAGCTGCAAATTATGGTTCTATGATTGGAACTGCTGCAACTGGACTTGTAACTATGAAGGAGTGGATAGCCACAAAAGATGCAAGAACAAGGAGAGTGCCACCAGATTCGTTTGACCATTTTCATATGGATGGAATAAAAGTAGCATACGATGAAAAATTTAATGTTAAGACTAAGTATGGAGGTTTTGAGCAAATGTTACATCCTTGCGACCCAAGTGGAAGTGCTGGGGATGTTATCAATTGCCGTTGTACGTTAGGTTATGAAGCCGTGAGAGGCACAGATGGTAAGCCAAAAAGGTTGCAAGATAACCCACCAATGGGAGATATGGGGTTGGTTTGGAATCTAATAAATAACGTGGCTTTGATGCAAATTTCTAATTTAATAAGAGATTTGTTAGCAGATTAAAAAAAATTAATAACTTTGTTATATGAGTAAGATTGAAAACAAAAGCTACAATGATATGATTTTGGATATAGAGCCAGAATCAAGAACAGTAAAAGCGTGTTGGTCAAGGATTGGTAACGTTGATTTAGATGGCGATATTATCGTTGCTGAAGCGTTTACCAAGACTATCAAAGAACGTGGACCAAAAGGCAAGAATATGATTTGGTCTTTAGTAGACCATAAAGCTGATATGGCACACACTTTGGGTAAGCCTAAAGAGTTATACATAGAAGGCGATATGCTTGTTGCGGTTACAGACTTAATAGAAACTGAATGTGGCGAAGATGCTATCAAGTTATATGAGGCTGGTTTAATCAATCAACACTCAATCGGTTTTAGTACATTAAAGTCTGATGTAAACCAAAAGACTGGAGTGCGTACAATCACAGAGTTAAAACTATATGAAGGTTCTGCGGTTCTTTGGGGTGCTAATCCAGAAACTCCAACATTGGGTTTCAAGGGTGAGTTCAAAGAAACTAAAGAAAATTTATCAATAAGATTAGAAAACTTAATTAAGGCATTTAGAGGTGGTACATTCACAGATGACACCTTTGCTTTGATGGAGATTCAAATAAAACAAATACAAGCTGAATTATTAAGTTTGGAAATTACTGAAACAATCACTCAATCCGAGCCATCAATTGAGCCGACACCAGAAGTTGAAGAAAAGAATAATGAAGAAGTATTAAAGGCAATTAAGCAATTTAACAATCTATTTAAAAAGTAAAAATGGAAAATTTAATCAACGAAATGGCTGAGAACCTTAAAGGTTTTCAAGCTAATGCAGAAGCACAAATCAAAGAAGTGTCTGCACAAGTAACTGTTGTAAAAGATGAGTTACAAAAACAAATTGACTCTCAATTAGCTACACAAAAGAAAGCAGCTAAGAAAGAAGTTAAGTTTATGGATGAAGTTATTATGGAGAAATTAGATGGTAATTTCGATGCAATGGAGAAGTCTTTGAAGACTAATGGTAAATTCCGTTTGGATTTATCTGATGTTAAGACAATGACTTTAAGTGGTAACTTAACTGGTGATTCTCAAGCATCTTATGCTCCGAACCCAGCTATCCAACCAGCACAAAGCATCAACTTTAGAGATTTAATCCCTACTGTAAGAAGTGAGACTGGATTGTATGTTTACTATCGTGAGAACGCTGGTTTAACTAACAACATCGCTGCTCAAACTGAAGGTAACGATAAAGGTGAGAACAACTACTCTTTGACTGAAGTTAAAGTTGTAAACGATTATCTTGCTGGTTTCTCTACTTTCTCTAAGCAAATGTTGAAGTCATTACCTTTTATGACTCAAACTTTACCAAGAATGTTACAAAGAGATTTCTTCAAGGCTGAGAACGCTGCATTCTTCTCTACTGTATCTGGTGCTGCAACTGGTTCAACTACAACTGCTGAAACTAACGATTTGTTACAATTAGTAGACTATATCGCTAACCAAAAGACTGCGAACTTTGTTCCTTCTTATGCTTTAGTATCTCAAACACAAATGGGTCGTTTATTGAAAGCAACTATTGCTGCTGGTTACTATGCTGGTGCAGGTTCAGTTGTTGTTAACCCTAATGGTGGTATCACAATCTGGGGAGTTCCTGTAATTAGTGCTTCTTGGGTAACTGATGATAAAGTTTTAATCTTTGATTCTGCATACTTAGAGAGAGTTGAAGTAGAAGGTTTAGCTATCGAGTTCTCTTATGAGAATGGCGAGAACTTCCAAAAGAACTTGGTAACTGCTCGTATCGAGTGTTACGAAGACATCAACTTAATGTTGACTACATCTGCAATCTTTGCTGATATGGGTAACGTAGGTTAATTCTAAGGATTAGTAAATAATAACCCCTGCCAATTCGGTGGGGGTTTTTTATTGGAATAAATTAAGTAATTTTGTAAAAAAAGGATATGTCTTATTCTAATTATATTAATGACTTTAGTGCCGTTCCTGTCGCACCAATAACAGAGCCAGTTACTTTAGCAGAGGCAAAATTATATTGCCGTGTTACAACAAGTGCTGAAGATACTTTGATTACGTTAATGATTACACAAGCAAGAGAAGCTATTGAAGTTGCAACAGGATTGAGTTTGATACCAAAAGATATAACTACTTACTTTAACAACGTAAGTGGTAATTTTGATATTCCATTTGGACCAGTTGACATTGATACGTTTGAGTTGTTTGATATGGAGCAAGATGCTTTAGAGATTACAACACCTAACCTACAATTAATAGGTAATGAGTTCCCTAAATTATCATCTCCAAGATATGCAAACTTAAAGGCTACTTATGAAGCTGGTTACACAACTATCCCTAAAGACCTTAAATTAGCCATATTAGACCAAATCTCTTATGACTACGAGAATAGAGGATTAGATGGAGATTCTGGTATTTGTGAGAAGTCTTGGAAAGCGTGTCAAAGATGGACAAGAATATCCCCAATTTTATAATATGAAGTTAGGAAAAGCGAAAGCAAACTATGTTGATGCCAACACGATGACTCGTGAGGTCTTAATCTATGCTCCAACAAGGACAAGCGATGGTCAAGGTGGGTTTACTACCACATTTGCCCTACAAAGCACAGTTTGGGGTGATTTAAGACCAGATAATCAATCTCGTGAGATAGGAGAGTCGGAATTACAATTCGACCAAAGGAACAGGCTTTATATTCGTTTTGGGGTTAACATAAACGATTCGTATGAAGTTGATGTTGAAGGGTCAAGATATACAATACATTCTATTAAGAACGTTGAGAACCAAAATAGGTTCTTGGAGTTAATAATTTACAGATAATGGGTGGATTTACATTTGATATAACAAACATATCTGAAGTTTTGGGTAAACTACAATCTTTTGATAAAAAAGTACAACAAGATGTAAAGGATGAGGTAAACGCATCAGCTTTAAACATACAAAGTGGAGCAAAGCGTTTAGCACCTGTTAATTTAGGTCAATTAAGAAATAGCATTTACCTAAAAGAACAAAAGGTTGATAAAGGATTTGTATTTACAATTGGCTCAAGTGCTTCTTATGCACCTTATGTAGAATTTGGAACTGGTGGTAAAGTAAGTATACCAGCTGGGTTTGAGGAATTAGCAAGTGGGTTTAAAGGTAAAAAGGCTGGTACTTTTAAGGATATGGTTGAGGCTTTGACATTATGGGTAAGAAGAAAAGGAATTGGTGGAGGTAATGATAAGTCAATAGCTTATGCAATAGCTATAAGCATACTAAAAAAGGGTATGAGACCACAACCATTTTTAATACCATCTTTTGAAACGGAAAAACCAAAGATGATAAATAACATAAAAAAAGCAATTGAAAATGTTAAATCCTAATATAGAGATAAAGAAATGGTTTTATACCAACTTGACAAGTGCAAGTGGATTGGTTGTTTACGATGGTTTTGCTCCAGAGGGTGCTGGTGATGAGTATATTGTAATGACTGGAAGGACATCAAGCCAAGAGCAAGGGAAAACAGGTTACACAAATAGTATTTTCATTACAGTTGATATTATTACAAAAAATGCTAACTTTGGTTATAAACGTGCTGAAACTATAAGCGATTTAGTGTTGGATGATATAAACTCGGATTCAGTTATAACCCTATCAAATGGGTTTACTGCTTCAAGTTTAAGTGTAGAAAGCATTAGAAACTTAGATGGCTTAAACCCTTTGGATAACGTTTTTAGAGTATTAATAACATATAACATAACCATAACTCAAAATTAAAATTAAATAAAATGGCAGAAACAAAAGTAAGCGGTAGAGATTATATCCTCTTAGCTGACATTAACAATGATGGAACATACAAGCCTGTTGCTTGTTTGACTACCAACTCTTTGACATCAACTTTAGGAACAATTGATGCAACTTCTAAGTGTGGAGACCAATACACTCCAAATCAATCTTTTAACCAATCTTTCGAGTGTGAAGGATTTGCGATTGATGAAACAGGCACTCCTTCTAAAGATAGCTATCAGCAATTGTATACTGCTCACGCTGCTCAAACATTGTTTGCAATTAAAATGGGTAGAGCCGTTCCAGTAGCTGGTGATATTACTTATGGTGGAACTCCTACAAGTTTAGTTTTCATTAGCAACTTTAATGTTAACGCTGCTGATAAAGATGATGTAAAGTTTACTGCAACTTTCGTTGTAAGTGTACCTCCTATCACTCAAACTGAAACACCAGTATAATAAAATAAAAAACTATGTTTGAATTAAAGACTAACAACAACACAATCCACCTTAAGTGGGGTACTTGGTCAATGCGTGAGTTTACTAAACAAAACAATATCGGTATTGATGAGTACTTTAAAGTTCTTTCAACGGCTCAAACAAGTTTGGACATTATAGTTCAGCTTGTTTATATTGGTTACAAATCTGCTTGTGTAAGCAAGAAAGATGAAGTAATATATACAATTGATGATGCTTGTGAATGGATAGATGAAGTGGGTTCTATTTTTAGCGAAGAAGGTCAAATAATTGACTATTTAAAATATGTCGTTGAAAGTACAGTTCATACCATCAAAGGTGTAGATAAAGAAGAAGAAAAAAAAAAGCCTAACAAAGCTAAGCTGGGATGATATCTTAGTAAAAGCTGCTGAATGTGGGATAAGACCAAATGAATTTTGGGATATGACTTGGAAGGACTTTTCCATTATCGTTTTAGGTAAGGAAAGAAACGAGTTAAACGAATGGGCAAGGACAAGAAACCTTGCCTATATTGTATACTTAAGTTCCACAACCGAGAAAACTCCTAAAAGTATGAAGGCTTTTTGGAGTATTCCAGAATTAGATGATGTAGATATTGATGAAGAAAGAGTAATGATAACTGAAGAACAACTGGCAAGAACACTTAAATTGTACGGAGTAAATTAACAAAGATGGCAACAGACCTTTTAGATATACAAATTAACATCGGCGCAAATACTGAAGATTTAGGTGCTGAATTAGTAAAAGCCGAAAATTTACTCAAGAAATTACAAGCAGCCTTAAAGAAGTCGGTTGATGTTGGAGAAATAAATCAACTAACTGCAAAAATAAGTAGTGTAAATGGTGCAATAACACAATTAAATACAAGAATGGTTGGTGTTTCAAAACCAACTAATGATGCTACTCAATCTCTTATAAACTTTTCAAGAATTGCTCAAGATGCTCCTTATGGTATTTTAGGTATTGCGAATAACTTAAACCCAATGTTGGAGTCATTCCAACAATTAGCTAAAACTGAAGGCGGAACAAAAAAGGCATTAGATGCTATGCTAAATGGACTTTCTGGTCCAGCTGGTATTGGTGTTGCATTAGGTTTAGTTTCATCTTTAGCAGTAGTATTTAGAAAAGAAATTACGGAAGCATTTG